ACCGTTGGCGCCTGCTACTTGTGTACCAGAATGTGTAGTATCAGCTTCGTTGAACAGGGCTTCTGTTGTACCTGTTGTACCTGCACCTTGACGTGACTTCATTGCGAAGATCAAGCCTGTTGGGCCTGTCATTGGCTGAACGCCAGCAACATCATAGGCCATAAGGTTTGGCATTGAACGACGAACGAGTGAGATCAATACTGGATCCCAAGTTCCGATAGAACCTGTGTTCGCGTTTGATGGTGCTGCTTCTGTTAGGAAGCCGCTGTTCTGGGCGCGCTCTTCAGCCATCGCCTTTTCTTGGTTTTCCAGAATCGCAGCAGTTACGCTACGTCTGTGATGATCTTTAATTGAACCGGAGGACTCTTCATTAAGAACCGGAGCCCACTTTTCAATCAATTTGTCATAAGACTGTGTGTTTTCCATGGATTTAACCCCTATGCTTTATTGGATTTTTTAATTGCTGTGAGATATTGTGCCATCGTGCCAGATACTTCTGTTGTATCGTGACTTTCGTCAAGCTCGTCCATCTCCACATTTGTGGTTGGTGTTGTTTTGGTGAAGTATGATTCTTTGATGGTTTTTACTTTCGCAGTGAAAGTATCTTCATCATCGAAGTCAAGGTCTTCGGCCAACTTAGCAAGTTTCTCAACTTGAGTCTCTGCAAGATCTTTAGACGCTTCACGAATAATCGCGGCACGCTTTAGTACTTCCAGTTCTTCAGAAACTGCAATTGCTTTGCCAGTAGTTTCATTGAGCTTTTCTTCAAGCTCTTCTACTTGCTCTGCAAGGTCGTCAACTAGGTCAACTTTACCTTCTGGAACTTCAATGTATGACTCCAAGAACACATCTTTCAATTTGTTCATAAAGCCTTCTGCAATCTCGGTACGTAGACCATTGTGGACTGCAACTTTGTTTTCTTCCATCCAGTTTTCGACAACATAGTTAAGGTAGCTGTCAACTTTCTCTACAAGGTCAGCTTTAGTGGCTGATACTTCCTCTTCGAGTTCATTGGCATAATTTTCTTCCAGACGATTGATTTCATCTGCAAGTTTGGTTTTTACGGCTGTTTCAAAAATTACCGCTGTCTTCTGCTTGAACTCATCACTGAGCGTAGCTTCGTTTTCGACTAATGCATTCAGATCAGCATCGAAGTCGTAATTGGATTCAATTACTTCTACGTCTGTAGCTGCTTCTGTAGCTTCACCCATTAGATGAGCATATACCGCAGACATTTCTTCTTTGGACATGCTATTCATTTTAGTGAAAGAGGCATTAATCATACCAGCTTTAGTTTTTGGTTTTTCCATTGGCATGCTGTTTTTCTTGTCCCCTTTGCGAGCTTTCGCTTTGGGTCCTTTATCTTCAGCACTAGAAACAGAAGCAATAGATTGTGCCTCTGCATTCTTTGGATCGTGAGCTTCCTCGATTTCATTCTCGTCGAGCTCTACATCCTGTCCTTCAATTTGATCAGTCATGTTTGACTCCCTAATTTGTTTTCAATAACGAGAGGAAATTCTTAAACTCACGTACCTGAGTCTCGTAAAGACCAGTTCGTGGAGCATTTTTAATTTCAGTCTCCATTTTTTCAATTTCCCGCGCTTCAATGATTCCGTTATTCCAGACCCACTCTACACCTTCCATAATCCCATTGACAAAAGCTCCTGGGGCAGATGGATCTTGCACGATATCAACCGTGTTAAGAAGAAAGTCGTCTTTGACGACCATAGCGTTACCTTGTTGCGCGAGGCTACCCATACCACGAGTCGAGACACCTAATTGTACACCACCATCAAGAAGACCTTTTACAATCTTACCATTAGGAGTATCCAAAATTTGTGCTCTACCCACCACATCATTACCTTCCATTTTCAGGTCAGTAATTAGGTGGGATACCTTATCCAAATTAACTGTAGGCCCTTCTGGGTGATTTAACTCTCCCACAGCTCGTTTGGTTTTCACTTGTTCCGTAACATATTTGTCGACAGCCTTCTCCATGATGGCTTTTGGATATATGCGACCGTTACGGTTCTTTGCTTCCGATTGAGCAAACACACCGGCAATAAGATAGTTCTTACCACCATTGCCGTTAGCTTCTACAAAGCATTCGACATCTGTTTCGTTATATTCAGCAATTAGCTTCATGCTCAACCTTTATATTGTTTAACAAACTCTTTTGCCATCTTTTCAGCCTCACGCTGAGTTCGATATGCATCGAGTCTATCGTTATCGATGTATACCACAAAACGATTCTTCTCTTTTGTGATCTTAACTGGTACTCTATCTATCTTCTTGTTGAAGATAGTTTCACCCGAAGGTTTTCTACCAGCCAGCTCTCTAAGTTGAATGAACGTCTTCATACGTATACCTTGACTTAACTATTATTTATATAAATTTATATTTAGGCTTCTTCAGTTTCTAATTCAGGTTCTTCTTGAGGCTCTTCGTCATCAAGGTCCATCTCGAGCTGTTCTTCTGGCTCTTCTTGGTCATCCAGATCTAACTCAAGTTGCTCTTCTTCGCCAGTTTGCATTTCCTCTGGGTCCATATCATTATAAATCTGACCCCCCACTTTGATCTTTTCTTGATCAAGCGCAGCTGACATCTTATCAGCCATCAAACTGCTAAAAGTATCACCAGCTTTGGTAAAGTCTTTGCTAGCTGCGTACCCAATAAAATCTTCAATTGTCGCCATTATCATCTCCATTTTGTTGGTTATTATCAGGTTCGTCATTATTGATCTCGCCTGAGGCTATTTCGTCGCCTATATCTTTTTTCAAATCCTTTATGTCATCATCAGACAACATTAAGACATTTTTCATAATCCATTGTTTAGAATAATATTCACCTACATATGGTTGGACCAATTCCATAGTTTGTAGACGTTCTCTAAGAAGCTCTGCATCTTTTAATTCAGTAAAATGATTGTCTCTGATATAGTCAATGATTATATCATCTTTCCAAGCATTCCAATCTTCTTCAGTAATAAT